ACCAACAATATCGGCAACGTGCTTAACTAAATTATCAAAATTTACATAGTCAAATACAGGAGCTACATTAGCTAAACTTCCAAGTATTTCAACAGCTCTTATAATAGATTGAAGCTCTGTGGATTTCTGTGCCTTTGCCAAAGGAGAAACATATTCAATATCTATATTAACACCGGATAAAGATTCAGGTGGTGGAGCAAACTGGTTGTTTCTTAATAGAATATTAAATACTCTATCAATAAGGGGTTGTAATAATTCTGATTGTAATCTTCCTAATACTGGTCCAAGTAATCTCATCTTCTCTTCGTTTCTTTGGATAACTTCTGTCGCTGTCATTTGTGGACCATCTTGCATCATTAATTGGTTTACATAAAACACACTTCTAATTGCATCTCTTCTTTGCTGCTCCATATTTAAACCTAATGGATTATTCGCACCAATGTTTAAAGGTTCAATTTTATCTCTTGTGCCTGATCTATAAAAATTCAATCCACCAGGAACTGTTCTAACAGGTAATAAAAAACCATCATCAGGAACTAATAGAGGTGGGTCTACTTGTTTCTGTGCAGCTTTAATAGTTGTCTTACACATTTGATTTAACATTTTAACATCAGGTAATGCTGTCATCGCAGGTGATCTACCATAAACTTCATTTGATGCTTTTAAATATCTTGGAACTACAAAAGGAAATTCTTTAAATCCTGAAACTGATAATTCATTTCCACCTTTGTATTCAAAATAAACAGATTCAAATGGCATATTCTTTTTATCTTTTTTATTTGGATTAAAATCGTTTCTTGGATAAACCGCATGAATAATAGTTACTTCTTCATAAGGATTTTTTTGAGATAAAGCCTGAATATCTCTTGATACTTTGTCTCCAAATTTTTGAACTAATGCTCTAGCCGTTATATTAAATTTTCTAAAGATTGTATCAATTTTACCTTTTTGACTTTCAGCTATAAAAATTTCATCAATATGTCTTGTGGAAAATTTTAATAAATCATCATCATCTTCTTCAATAAACATTGAAGCTGTACCAAAGGTAATAAGATCATGATATAATTCAAATATTTCTTGTTGGAAGTTTGATCTGTTAAATGCTTTGTACATAACTTCCGTTGCTTCTTCTAACCATATCTTAGCTTCGTCATCATTAAAATCTTCTATTTGTTTGAATCTTAAAGTGAACCAAGGTGTAGATGGATTTGTAAGCATACCATGTAATGATGATGCTAATAATTCTAATGCTTGTAAAGGTGAGCTATCAAATATAAGCTCCATTCTTTTATCGCCACGACTTCTTTTTTTATTAATATCTGATTTTCTTGGTAACATATAATCAGCAACTTCTTGCCAATGCGTTTCCCAGTTTTGTCGTCTACCAGATAGTCTTTCAAATCTTGAAATTAATTTTGATGTTAGTTCTGTTTTTGCCATTATGCTCTTCCTAGTAAAGATTTTTTACCTAAAACTAATTCATCATCTTTACGAACTCCTTTTGTGCTTGTTAAAATTGTCATTGTTCTTCCTTTAGATTTTGTTTTTCTTTCATCATAAGTTACGTCTGCTGCGTTACTTTGTGAAATTTCTGCTGACGTAGGAGTAAGTTTAACTATTTTTCCGCCAACATTTTTTGCAAGTGGTATATTATCACTTTCGCCACCTTCTACTCTAGTAATAGTTCTTGTAGTACCTTCTTCACCTTTAAATTGTGCAGTTAATTGATTTCTTCTATTTTGTTCTATTGAACCTTTAACTGCTCTTACCGCCATTCCCGTAAATCCACCGCCTTTAATAAAATCTCCAACTTTTTCTAATGGAGATTTTCTTACTTGAGTTACTGTGTGTCGTCTTGTTGTTGGATTATCTGCACTTCCACTATTACCCGAACTTGATCCACCCATATTATGTGTCTCCTAACAAAGTTTTTTTCTCTATTTCTTCTTCAGCTTCAGGCGTTAATGATCCTGTTAATATTGTAGATTTTC